ATGCACTGCAAAGTGCATCCCCTCTGGAGTCAGGAAAACCAAACCTGCTCCGGGGAGCTCCCGGCGTTTCCGAGTGTTAACTCAGATTGGCCTTGACCTCCTCCACGGGTCACCTCAACGGTGACTCGCACCCATGCCCTATCGGGCTGGATACCACCCAAGTTTTGTATAGACAGACTTGGGACGTCCAGAACGATGAAGATGGTCCTTATCCGCGAAGGGAACGTCCCCTCGCTTCAAGGCCCATTTCATAAGGCCATCGGCTCCGTCAATAGAATTGACAGGGAGCCGATAATGAGGTACATATCCCCTGACGAGGGGGATCTGTAGCGCACTGTCAGTCCTATCACCCTTAACGGGCTCATAGGAAAGACGGCCTAAGACAGGCGAGGACTCTTCGACATATGGAAAGTAATCTAATACATCCATGATCGTCGAGTCAAGCCATCTAACGGTGTCATCGAAGCCCAGCTTGAATAGCTGGTTCCGAAGTGACACCAGGGAGATGACTTCCTGTCCGTCCTGCCGAGATGTAGGGAATAGTCGACGAACACGGGCTATACTAACGTCCGTGCCGTCAAAATATTCCTTACCGCAAGACTCACGGAACTTACCGTTCCAGAAAGACTTGCCCGAGTTCACCCGAAAACCGAAATTTTCGAGTTCCTCGATCACGGTATGTGCGTATTCCTTGGGGACAATCAAGTCGTCCCCAAAGACGCGTACCTTACCTCTGAAGGACTTAACGTCCCTCTTGGTAAGCGATGTCCTGAGCTTCTTCTGAATCCCCAGGAAGATAATGGTCGTAAAGACCATCGCCTCCATAGGGAAACAGAGAGCTGAACCCATCGACGCGAACTTGGATAGGCGTTGAACGCCATACCCAGGTACATCAGCCTTCCGGGACCTAGTAGCATCGAGCGCCTCACGCAAATGAGGCGTCCTATCTACCATGGCCCGTACGAGCTGATTAGAGACCCGGTCACTCGCCTCGCTAAGATCTAGCGTGGCAAGGTCTCCCTTGCGGGAGCCCTGACGAGCCAGACGCTGATTAGGCGTCTGATCGTCAAACCCAATAGTCTCGTAGAGGAAGTCATCCCCTTCGAGATATTGTAGGACTACCTCCATGAGGGCCTGTTGCACATACATCATGTGCGTAGGCTCCATGGCAATAATCCTTGGGGTCTTTAGCGTTTTAGGAACGGTGATCACCTTAACGGGAATCTCCGCTCCGGGTTCGAGGTGGTTCACATCGTCTAGCTGAGCGAAAGCCCAGTTATAGAAGAGCATTTCCCCAGCGGGGAAGTAGCTCTCCAGACGATCGGTCCAGATACGGTTTTTGAACTTCGCGTTTCCGCGGAGTCCATCAGCCGTACTTCCTGGACCGTGTTTAGGAAGGTACCGGCCGTGATAGATATCACTATCCATCTTGGCCAATGCCGGCCCAAACAGTAGGCGAGACATTTGACGAAACCGAAACATTTCTGCTTCGGTCCAGCTCTTGTCACGCTGACGAACCTCCTTCTCACATTGGATATAGGCCCTAAACGCATCATCCACCCTTGCATTGCTGCAAGGTAGGTTGATCTTCCCGAACATCAGCGTTAGCTGACGAACGCAAAGAATCGCGTACGGGTCGGGCCTGTCCAACAGGACACCACTATCACGGTGGAACACGAGACCGAGGAAACCTTGCAAAAATGCAGGGAGACCACCTTTCCAGGTAAAACCCTGGAATAGGCTGCGGTCCAGTCGTCCGGCATCAAGACTTCTTTCGAAGTCCTTGCCGAACGCAGGGAGGGTAATCGTCAAAAACGACAACCCTTCATGTTCGCACCGAAACCTGACCGTTTTGCGGTCAGGAGTGGCACTTGCACAACCCAGGCTACGCACCATTTCGATGTGTAGCCGGGACCAGAGCGTCATTAGGCTTTTCATCTAGCCCTCCTGATAGAGGTGTTTAGAATCCTAAGCCTATGACGGCCGTCCGACTGTGTCGACGCTAGCGACTCGCGATAACCCCAAGCGTAAAGCTCAGGACCGCGAGTACAAGTACTAGCGTGATTTGGAGGACAAACAGAAAGTCCTGGAAGACCTCGTCTTCCCCGAAATCTACATCTGCGTTCTGCAGATCATGATCTCTGAGGGTGGACAAGAACTCGTCCAGGTCACTATCTCCGAGCAAGTACGAAAAGTACTCGTCGAGGAGATCGCGAGGAACGAGAAGCTCGCCAGGAATGGCAAGCCTCCGCTCTCGCATTTCGTCTGTTAGTCCGTCGTCTGCAAAAGTATCGTCATTGTCCATGACAATACTCCTTTCTTTAGGAGCCTCCCATACAGGGAGAGCCATGGATATTAATGACGACACGTTTAGAAGCCTACACTACCGATTAACAGGTAGTGCTCAGGGAACCCCACGTCCAAATGGCGTAAGCCACAAAGACAGTGAGGACAACCAGAGTAAATAGGCTAATAAACTTGCCTACGACTCACCACCAAGAAGTTTGGTGATGATCACATCACTCGAAGCTGTGATGAGGGTTTCAAAACCATCATGCACAGCCTTGATCTCAGCGGCCGTGTATCCTACGCGCGGAACATCGAAGACGATGTATTCTGACATCGAAACTTCGCGATTCTGCGCCGGGACAAACGGATCCGCCGTGATCTTCGTGTGATCGACACGCAGATTTCGTCTAATCCTCGAGTTATTTGTATACTGCGAGGATAGAGTCAACCTGACATTACCAGTACCATCAAGGTACGAGCTACTGTTCTCTCCCGTCGAAACACGGGGCAGGGAGTAGGCCGTACCAGAGATGGTAATGGATTGTGGGTCGGAAAGCGCCATAAGCGCACTCCTTTCTTGGATGCCACTTTGGGCATCTCAATGGTATGAACAGTGAACAACTGTTCTAACCACTTCGGGATAACCCCAAAGCAGCTAGAATGGCCACCTGACCTGAGTCTAAACTCGAGTCAGTTAGGCCGAATCCAAAGGGATTTGCCTTGTGTCGCTGTTTAGTCTCTGTAACGAGACTACACACCGACGGTTGAGCGCCATCGGGTTTAAAACCCCGAAAATTGCGCACAGCATAGGTATATTTTCTGATGGAATGTTCCATCATATACCCGTGCGGCATAATCAGGCCGTATTTCTGCGAATCCGAAATATTGGAAATAACGTCTCCAGTATTCGAAAACCAGTCGACAGCCCAGCTCCAAGGAGTGAGGTTCCAGAGTACTTCTGGCGTAAGGTCCAGACCCAGCGAGTGCTGGATCAGGGCTCGTAAGTCACCAAGCTCAGATTCTCCCTTAAGGGAGTCTGGCAAATGGTACATGAACGAGCCACGGAACCACTTACGACGGACGGTCTCCACCGTCCGTATTACCTCACTACCTGCTGTAGATCCTCCAACCACCCAAGCCGGGTCCCGATGAGGGAACCAAGCTACGGATGATATAGGCCCAACAACTGTTGGGTCGGAGATCTCAGACTCTACCTCAAAGTCATAGCCTCGGCGGACTAACCGTTTGTCGTCTCGTCGTAGCTGCTCAAGAGCAGCATACGTCTTGTCGACTTCGCTAGCGAAGGTTTGAATTTCGCTAACGAGCGGTTTCCAGCCGAATTGCACATTTAGGTAATCACTACCTGCGGACTTTGCAGTCCGTGTGCGATCCAGCCATCCGGCAGAAGGTCCAAAACGAGGTAAACCCTCGCGTAGGATTTCTCCTGCCATGACGCCGAGATCTATGGCTGAGTTAGTTGGTTTACAGCGTGACACTGCCGTTGCTCCAGCTTCATCCATTTCGTCCTTCGAGGACGCAGGGTTTGAAGGGAACGCGGACGTGCCAGGCGCTGTAGAAGACGGATAGATGAAAACCGGACCGGTATACCGTTCAGTCTTTTTAGGCTGACCGGTTGGACCGATGTTCGTGCTTCCAAACATCCGAGTATGTCGAGGAACAACCTCAACATACTGATGGGTCGTATAAAACGGCCCACCTCTGTCTACGACTCCCGTCCCCTGAGGGGGAGGCCAGTCGTGACCCACTGATTCAGTATACTGAAGACCATTGAACACTTTCTCAAGTGTCAACCCTTCTACTATTTCACCAGATATGTTAAACTGGTCATAGTATCGTCCCTTA